CGACTTTCCCATGTATTCAACTATTGCCTCACATATCTCAACTAAAGCTTCAGTATCGTGTTCAAAAAAATCTACTTTTCTTGCTTCAACTGGTTTTTCAACCATTTTAGGCAACAATATCCCAGCAAAAGTAAGATAATCGTATTTTGCAACTAAATCTAAATACGCTTTCTGATATATCTGTATATTTTGAGGTTTTGTTAGCCTAAAATCTACTTCTTTAGTATCTCCGTCTTCATTGATATATATTTCTTGACCTTTTATATTAAGTCTTCCTAATTCATCAATAAAAACGCTATTTTGTTCTTTTGTTTCCTCTTTTGTTTCTGTCTTTTTATCTTCCATTATTTATATCCTCCTATACCTGTTCTTCATATTTTGCAGCCTGTACTGTAAATTCAATCTCAATATCTTTAGTATTATTCTTTCTTTCTCCACCTTTTTGTACAGATACTCCTGAACCTATTCCAACTACCTTGTTCATTCCTGTATTATCTATATATGTTAATGTTCCTAATTTCCCATCAGGATTTTTATTACATTTAGTTAAAAAAATGTCATCGTCTGATCCTTTTACTGTTGTAACTTTGATTTCTCTTTTTGTTACTCTTGTCTGAATAGTTGGAACATTTCCCTTGATGTCGGGGTCTCCCATTGTATGTGAATCTTCAGTAGGATTATTATTTATTTCCTTAGCCTCTTTAATCATATAAGTTCCTATTCCAGGGAATGTTATGATTAAATCCACTTTACTTAAATCAACTGATTTTTCTAAAAAATTATTACCCATTTTCTACCTCCTATATTGTTATTGGCTCATCGTGCCACACCAGCTCAACATCTATTTCTTCAATTTCTGTTGAAAGTGTTAAATCAATTTTTACATTTCTTAGCACTCTATTTATATAGTCATCTACAGTTAATCCTGTAGTTGCTGATGTGTCTTCAATATTAGGAACAGTCACTTTATATAAATATTCTCCATTGTTACTTTTCGCAAATGCTCCCAGCTTTCCTAATTCTGTCATAGCTCTAATTAACATGTCTTCAATACTAGGAATTCCGTCTGAATCCATTGTTGTATTTTTTCTCATTATTAACAGTCTTTGCAAATTGGTGTCAACTGCATGAGTTGTCGCATCAATTTTAATTGTTTGGTCGGCATGTGTCATGCCGTCTGCACACCAAGATGCATTTGTTACAGCATTAAATCCAACTCTGCTTTCTGTGTAGTTTATAAAGCTTTCTTCAAGTTTTGACTGCTTAGTGCTATCATTACAACTAGGATCAACTCCTAAAATTCTTCTGTCAGACCAACGACCATTAATCCCTTGAATAAATGTCCATGCTGGTAATCCAAACACATCAAGATTATCTTTTCCTTCTGTTCCAAATAGATAATATATTCTTTTACTTTCTTTAAGATTTGTTGGCGTTTTATCTCCGTCGGTATTTAAAACAATTGCAAATTTTCCTAATCTTGTCAGATATTTAGATAATGCAGCAATAAATGTCTTGTCGTAAAATGCAACAACAACACCGTAAAATTCACCTTCAGGCAATCCATTTAAAAAAGCTTCATTCGGAGTTGTTTTCCCTGCACAATACCATTCCGTAGGCTGTAGCCTATTTCCGTCAAAATCTTCTTGGGATAAAAAAGTATTAATCCCTTTGTACATAAGGGAAGTGTTACCATAATCCGTTTCTACCTCTTTCAGAGTTGTATATTTTTTATAATCTTTGTCGGCTTCTTTTGTAATAAATAATATTTTACTAAAATCGCCCAATAATAGTGGCTTTTTTGGTCTTGTAACCACTACCCTAATTTTTCTTCTAGTCATTCTTTACCTCCACTTTTACATCTTTTATTAATTGTCTTACTCTTTCGCTTGTTTCTCGCCAGTTTATTTCTATATCAAAACTAAATCTGTAAATATATTGGCTACCCTCAAGGAAAGTCAAGTCCTTTATTTCTATTTCATCATCACTTAATCCAAATCCATTTCTGACAAGTTCGTGCCTTTTTTTAAAGACTATTACTTCAAGTAATTCACCCGCCATTTCCTCTGCCCTTGCCTGTGTTGGAGCATAAAAATCAATTTGAAAATAAGCAAAAACAAGTCTCATTGCCTGTTCCTTAATGCTTTCTTCTGTTGTTTCTACAGTCCTGTAAGCACTATAAACTGATTTTGTCAGACTTACTGTGTGCATTACAGCACATTCTTTTGGCTTTTTAGCCACATAATCATCACGTATAATCTGAAAATCTACAAAACTAGCCAATAATTTTCTTAATTTTTCGTTTTTCATTCCTGCACCCTCTCAATGTAATAAACTCTAAGCTGATCATGCTTCATATAATTCCTAGCAGTTGTTACAATGTAACTGTTGCCCTCAAATTCAATGATTTGTTTTGTTTCAATATCTATGTAACAGTATATTTTTTTACTATCTAGCGTAATCTGTATACCCTGGTCCGTCAGCATTTTTATATCTTGCCTTCCAAGATTGAGTACAGCTCCCTCAAATTCCTTGCTTTCATCAACTTCAACTAGTTTAGAATCAATCCATTTGCTAGCTTTATTTGTTATTTTGCATTTACTAAAAAAACGCTTAGGAATAAATGTTTTATGCACCTTTTTACACCCCCACAATTTCGTAACTTATTGAATTATATAAAGAGTGAGTGTCAATAAGTGGGGTACTGCTCCCTTTTCTCTTAATAGTCTTAGCATCGTTCGGGGCAAAATTTCCACTCATTATTGTTTTTTTTATTTTTTGGACAACAAACGTACCAAGATTCTCATACGCTCCTTGTCCTGTAAGCTCACCACTGATAATATTTTCAATTTGGGTATTAAGATATTCCTTAATCTCATTCTGTGCTTTCTGAGTGCCTACTGACAGTCTGAAAAAAGGTCTTTTTGGAATATGGCTTGTTCCATATTCATTAAATATCGCATAGTCCTGTACAGAAACTCCATTAGCACTGCCATTTCCTAATACTCCAACTTTTACAGCATGTGTCTGTAAATACTCCAGTTCCTTTTGCAGTCTTTCCAAATCTTCAAAATTTTCTTCTATACTAGCCATATATCAACCTCGCTATGTTATTCAGCTTATCGTTCCTAGTTGTCAGCATATCTCTCATTGAATAAGCTATTTCATCTATCTTGTAGCTTGTATATTTACTTATTTCTTCATCAAAGCTATTTATAAAGTCATCTACAAGCCCAACAATTTCAAATTTAAGCCAGTCAGGGAGTTCTTTATATCCTGCTGTATAAGTTATTTCAACCTCTTCTGTTTTCATACAGCAAGGACATTCTATAAACTTTGGAAACTCGATATAGTTCGTCCCTTTTCTCCATTGCTCTTCTCTACCAACTTTTTTTATTTCATTAACAGGTCTGTGACTTAAATATATTATTTTCCTGTATTCCTTTATTTCAATAACTTCATGTTCTCCAAGCTCATATCCAAGTATATTTTCAATGTGACTGACAATTGCCTTTAACAAAGTTTCAACCTTAGCCAATTCTTCATCAGCTAAGGTTTTGCCTGTTATTTTTTTATAGTCTTCTATTGTGATTAACATTCAAATCACTCCTATTTTACTTTTAACACAGAGAACGCCTTAGGTCTTATTACCCCTCCACCTATTCTGATTCTTGTGTAGTATTCTGTTGTTCTTTCATTTACATTTCTGTGCAGTTCCTGCTCAAAACCTTTTTTCAGATAGTAAGCATAACCTTTTTTAAAGTCACAGAATACAGCTGGATATTTCCCTGTGTCTATTTCTTCAAGGAATTCTTCAACATATACTGGGTAGCCATTGAATTTCATTGTTGCTCCCTCTATTATGTTCGCCCATAAAAATTTCCCGTTAGTATCTTTCCACAACTTCATATCTTCATAAAGTTTAGAAGAAACAAAGTAAGCTGCCCCTTTTCTGTAGCTTGCTTTCATTCCAGTTTCCAGCTTTACCAGGTCATCAGCTGTAACTTTTTTAGTTGTTGCTGTTGTAATAGCTGCACCAGTTACTGCTGTATTTGTTAAAAATCCCTCAATGTACTGTTCTGTAGAAGCATTGTATGGTCCTTTTACAGTTAATTCAGATAATATTTGTCCAAACTCTTCTGATATTGCCTCTTTAAGTTCTCCTACCATATCAAAGGCACTATCTTGCACCAACTCATCAGTGATTGGATATCTAACCTGTCTGTATCCTGCTCTTAATTCTTTATAAGTGTACGCTAATGTTCCGTCTTGCGTATTCCCTTGTCCCTCTTTAACAATTTGGTTGGCTGGTGTTATATCATTTCTGACAGGTATTTTTATATAATCTCCACTTCCTTGATAAATTTTTCCTTGCATTAGGAAATTTGAAACTTCTTTAGTTTCTTTCAGTATTTCGTGTGATAATATAGTTGGAATCAATACTGTTGCCTGTCCTGTTCCTATTGCAGCTTTTTCTAATCCTTCAATACTTTTATCTCCTGTTCTCAAATACTTTTCAAAAGCTTCATTCTGTGCCTTATTTACTGTTTCAGGATTTTCCATTCCTTTTTTCATGATTTCATCAATTGCTTTTCCCATTTTTTCTATTTCTTCCACTGATTTGTTTACTGTATTTTCCATTTCTTGTATTTTGCTATTAGCTTTCGCTATATCCTCCGTTGCCTGCGTCATTCCTTTTTCTAAGTTTTCTAAATCCATACTATCCTCCACTTTATTAATTTTATTTGTGTTTTCATTTTTAACCGTCTGAACTGTTGCGTCAGGAACTGCTCCTTTTAGTACAACACTACCCTCAACAACATCAATTTCTTT